CCGAGGAACTCCAAAAATAGGAGCCTGACTCTTTCGAGTCACCACATAGGGCTAAGCGGGTTCTTCACCCATATTAACCCTAGTCGCGGTTTCCCACCGCGAAAAGCCGGACAAGCTGATGAGGCTCGTCCGTGGCACAAAATCCCAATTGGGAGTAATGTGCCACTTCGAACGGTAACGTACATCGGCTTGCCTCACCGATATACGGCCGTTTCTCACGCTGCCATGAAGAAAAGCAACCATTAGCCCCGAAGGGTTATAGCGGCGATTCCTCATTCTCTTAGGCACCTTTACGTCACCATCTCCAATACGGAGAATCTTCGGATTCGAGACGCTACGGCGGTACATCACCGCTTTGGTATCACGATCCCGTCGAATAGAGCACTTTAACATGCTCATGGGGACTTTAAGGCCCGCATCGTCATTCTCCGCAGGCGGTACGTACGTTCGTACTTCCGCCCTAAGAGAGGAAACGATCGCCGAGACTGTTTCGGGCAGGAAGATTCCTGTCCTAGCAGACCAAGCGTTAAGAGCGTTGACGGCAGCATAACGTGATTGCACGGAATGGAGGGTCTTGATGTAGACTCCCCTAACATGCCTACCATTAAAGTAGTCATGTCCGCAGCTTTCACGGAAGGGTCCTTCAACAAAGGACTTTTCGCTGTTTACTACGAAGCCGAGAAGTGTAAGGAGTCGCACCACACGTGGCGCAGCCTCCTTGTGACAAAATAAATCATCACCAAAGACACCCCACCAACCCATCCTTTCGGACGGGGACTGGTACTCGGCAACAAGTGCACTGTTAGGCCTGACCGGCTTAATGGCCAAGCTGCGCAATGCAGCGACGATGACGCACGAGAAGATCACGGTCTCTAAAGGGAACGTATAACCGTTTCCCATTGTCGAGATCATGTTCAACTCAATCGTCCGCTCTCCCACGGCCGCTTTTGGCGACCGTAAAAGCTCCAACCACGCCATCATAGACGCGGGAAGAGCCCACTTGAGCATGGGTAGCCCAAGTGAGTCGGATGCTTCGGAAAGATCCAATGTTACCATTGTTCCGTCCAAAGACCCGATGCGGGCGGCATCCTGGTTATGCCAAGGCTGGAACGGTAGATCGAGACCAAAGAAGGTCAAGAGCCGTTGCTCCAGTCTGGCACCGAGCCCGAGCTGATAGAACATATTCAGCGAAGGCTCGATAGCAATTAACCGGGATATCTTGTCATCCTTCGGGACGAAGTGAAACCGACTACCCTCCACCACCGTGTACTCTCCGTAGTTCGCAGACCGAAATGAATCGGCAGCGCGCCACGTTGAATATTCATCAGTGGAGATACTTTGCCAATAGGCATCGTATAGACATGGCTTAGTAACACTAAGGGGACTATCGAAGAGTTTCGTATAGAAATCTTCGCCCCTGGCACCTACGGAAACCCCAGGTCCAGTACGACCATGAGTGAAAAGCTCATGGAAGTCATGAACAAGAGGCTGCCCGTTATGGTACCAGAAGTTGTAGAGCGCGTTTTTAAACTCGCCCATCAACTCTTCATCCCCAGAAGTGTTCGGATCGAACGTCCAAGATGAGACACGATTATTCGTATTCTCAAACTTGTTTAGGGCTGCAGCGTCACCTTCCGGTGTCGTCAATCCGTCAATAGGCCGAAGCTTCTTGAAGAAAGAACGAGCCATCTGGATCGCAGCTACTTGCCTATACGTCATATCCGGTGACCATCCTCTTGTCAACCCCATTTCTAAGGTTGACCGAGGGATGACCTCACTAAGGTCTGACATAAGGGCCTGAAAGAGCACATCTGTCTTTAAAGACATGAGATCCTCCATCAATGCCAACAGTTTCTAGTAAGTCTCTCGTCGCTTAACGGAACAGACTTTCCAAAGCCTGAACCGTTATCCCAAGTCGGGGAAATATTTCCCAAACAAGGGCATATACCGTTGAAGGTATAACTACGACAATAGAGAAAGTCATTGCTCGCTTTTTACGGCGAAGGGCGGATTCTATCCCGCCATCACGGATCCTGGAAGTGTTTTTACGCACTAAAGGACACCCGTAATCAATGAATCTCCATGCTCGTTGGATTGCTCCCAGAGCGCTCCAATGAGAAGAGACATACACGCGCGAACGGACTCCGGGTCAGCCACATCAGCTCCGGCAGGCACAGCTATTTCTAGCTTAGCCACCATCGACTGCTTTGGCTGTCCGGCCAGAACATCTACGCCCTTACGGACGGAGATGGTCCAGACGTTTCGCGGGACTGAGGGCAATTGCCCGTTCGACAACAGTGCCGGAAGTGTTTTCAATACCTTCGGCCTAGTTGCCAGAATAGTGAACGGGTTTGATGGCGAACTCACCTCTACCCCCGTTTGGGTACCGCCTAGAGCCGTAACGGCTTTGGCGATCCCATTCGTATCCGGCGCAGTATCACTGGCCAGAGTGTAGGTAGGAGATGTCAAACCGGTTTCAGGAGCACCGGTAACCGGAGAAGCAGGATTCCAAGTCATGTTAAGGTATCCTTACTCTACAGGAGTGCCTGATGACTTGGGAGACGGCAGCACAACTGCTGACGCCACTCGCACACAAGCAAAACTACTAAGCCTCCCCAAGCGTTTTACCGCCTGGAGGTGCCCGTCGTGATACTCGTGCGCGATCCCCTGCTGGAATCCCTCGCACCAAAGAAGGAACAGCGTCGCTGTCAGGTTCGAGACTCGGTCCATTTCGGAACCGAATCCCGAGAGCCTGCCGCGTGCGGCATTCCGCTCAATGGCAGCGAGATCATCCCTGAGCGATTCACGAAAGGTCTCGCTATCTAGCGAATCCGATCGCCCGCTTGGGTCATAACTCCAAACAGTGCTCAGTTCAAGGGCCAAGGCATAGACTTCCGTGAGTAGGACTTTGTCCTTATTCATGGTTGTGACTCCTATCAAGTGTCTGCTAAGTTAAAAGACACGATCCGTCCATTTCGCACGAACGAGAGCGGCTATATTTAGCCACTTTTTGCTACCAAATCCTGGTAGCTCGAACTCCAATGAAGGGACAAAGTCCCCAGCAAAGGAGCCTCGGTTTACGGTACGCCATGTACAGACCACCTTCGGGGAAACGAGATGGTATCCAGCATGCGATGTGTCGCCATTCCATAATGATGGTTTGGCATGCACCGTACGCGTCACTTCCGACTCGCGAATTATAGTCCGATTGGACCATGAGACGTTTGTTCGGTTGTGGGACCATCCGGTCAATACATCACCAATATTGGTGAAGTAATCGATCAGCCAAGAGTAAGGCATAAGCTCCCAAGCCGTCGGAACGAAATCTGCGAGGCGAAAGCCCCATAGATCCGGTCTAACGACGTGAGGGTTCTGCGCCGACACCTTTATGGCACCACGATATATGACAATCACTTTTTCGATCGTAACAGAGTTCCAGATGAAGGCTAAACCGCCAAACACCTGGTTACCCTGAGACGTCGATGAACTCTGAACATCTATACCAACACCCTTTACCGCTTTAAACGGCATTGAGTGTTCGTAGAGACCCTTAGCTAAGGCTTCACAGCCCGCTTTGGTTTCTCCGATGAGCGGAGTCCAGTGAAAGGCATGCTCGAGCCATAATCCAGACAGATCTCTTTCAGCATTGCGAATGGCCGCTTGGCGACTGACTTGGAAAGTCAACGCTTTGCGACGAAGCTCTCTTGCTTCCCTACGATAGGCACTCACCCTGCTACGAAGAGCCTGAGCTGGATGTCTGATCCCGTGCAAAGTCTTCATGAGCTCACCGAGGAAAACACCTCCTTGAAAGGAGTTGTTAACCGCGTTTGCTTTCTGAAGAAAGTGCATCTTTCCCTGATTACTAGCCTTTGTCTCAACGAATGATACAGGATTAGCACCGAAGGATGTGTCGAGGAAAAATCCTCCACTCATCCACCACTCCTTAGTAGCGGAAGGGTTCGCAGGATTATAATTCTTGCGAAACTCCCGCATGAAGCCTCCCCGAAAGGAGAGGGTCTTCTTAACACCTGCAAGCACTGTTGTCGCATCATTACCAGTGAGGATAAGATAACGCCAGTTGGGGAGATTTTCTCCCTTAGTGACGGAATCTGTCCAAGTACTGTTGGTGGTGCTCTGGACATCAGTTATGGGTCCAGACACGAGGATTCTTCCTCGTGTTGACTTCACTTGCTTGCTGTTGGGTGTTTGCTCAGTAGTGGTCACGGTCCTCCTCCGAGGTATCAAGTTGAGTTCAAATAGCGGTTCGTTATACCGCTGGAGGCCACCCTTACGGGTG